GCTGCATATGAATATCCATATTCAGTTTTAAGTTCCTTAATTTGTTTAAGCATAAAACCTGTTGGTTTATCTAACTCATAGTTATTACAAATGAATTCAATTAACTGTTTATATTCAGTAGATTCTCTTTCAATTTTCTTATAGCACTCTTCACAATATGTTTTTGAAGCATGTATGTATTTTTCTTCTGGTTGTAATTTCTTACCACAACCTTTACATGTTGATAATCTAGCCATATACACCTCTTCACAAAGAACAGGAGGGAAGAATCCCTCCCTTATTTCTAAGCCTTAATTCCAAATTTCTCCACTAACTCTTCGAGTTCCATAACAACAACCTTTGTTAAATCAAGCTGTGTATCTCTAAGAGTATCAAACATCTTTACATTTCCATTATCATCAAGACCAAGATTTCTCTGAAGAACAGCCGTTGCTTCGGCAAGATGACCATTTGATGCAAGTAAACCACCAAGTTCAATACCCTTTGCTTTAATAGCTTCAAAGTCCTCAACTGGTGCAGTCTTATCAATTGTCTTCTCCTTAGTAGTGAAATCTCCACCTAAATCTTCAACAGCCTTTGTCCAAGCCTTCTTGAGATCTTTAACATTGATCTTATCTGGAAGACCGAATGTATCCTTTAAATCTGGATACTTCTCTGTTTTCTTAAATGTAATAAATCTCTCATCTTTCTCTCTATACATATATCCAACGAGATAAGCTGCTTCTCTACAGTAAGAAAATGTATTCTTATTAAGCTTTAAAGCATCGCTTTCTTTCTTTGTATCGAAATCCTTACTATGTGTTGACTGTGCAATAAAATGTACTGTATATCCAAGGCTCTGAATGATACCAATGTTTCTTAATGCACTCTTAAAACGAAGAGAACCTTCACCAAATGCACCAACATCTTTTAAGATTTCTGCATCTCTATTTTCAAGTACATATCTCTCACAAAATTCTTCATATTTATCAAGTGTATCAATTACAATACAAGAGAACTTCTGCTTGAGTGCTGGATTTCTTAACTGTCCAATAATTGACTTAAAATCGGACATTGTATCAACTTTCTGTGCCATAATACCAGGAATGTTCTGATATCTATCTTCAAACTCTAAGAAAAATGGATCTTTGTCAGGTACGAGTTCCTTCAAAAACTTCATGAGTGTTGTTGTTTTACCAACACCTGTATCTCCCATCCAAACTGTAGAATACTGAGTTAAGTCAACTGACACCTTATTTGGTGTTAAATCTAATAAATTTCCAACCATGTTTTGTTTATCTCCTTTATATTTCAAGTTTCTTATTATTTATCTACCCAAGATTACTCTTGGGTAAGTTTTTTATTTCTGCTGCTGTGCAAATGGATTGTATGTAGTCTGTGGAGCAGGTGTGCTAGTATTCTTCTGAAATCCTTCTGCTGTCTGAGAAGATGATTCTCCTGCCTTGATTTCAGCTAACTTAGCCTTTCTCTTAGACTTTAATGTGTCAATAATATCCTGTGTAAGTTCATGCTCAAATACTGTTGATGCTGCAACACCAGACTTAACATCATTCTTTCTGATTGTTTTCTTTACCTTCTTAACAATATCTGTACCAAATGCAGCCTTCTCTACAACTTCCTGAATATCAACAGAGTTAATAACTACACCAGCAAGCTTTGTAAAGCATCCATCGTAGTAACCTGCACTTCTGAATGCATCTGCCATTGACTCATCAACTGTCATCTTAATTGGAATAAGTGAATCAGCTTCATACTTAGCATCCTTGCCAAATCCATCAGCTCTCTGACCAATAGCATTCATTCTAATTGTAAGATTCCCAGTAGGTACTTCCTTAACAACCTCATCAGTGATAGATTCTATAATACCCTCTACCTCGAATTTTGCTTCAAGAACTGTACTTTCATAATCCTTCGGCTCAACTCTATTGATGAATCTTGCTGAAATTTTATTTGTAGATACAACATTTCCATCATTACCCTTGAAATCGTTTGCTGTAAACATACCATCTGTAATAGAGATAATGTCAGGTGTCTCTCCCTCCGCACAATGTTCAATATCCTTGAGATTCATTGCATCTGTGTACTGCTTGTAGAAATAACTCTCCTCTGAAGTAAAATTCTTATTCTCATCCTTCTTATACTTGTAAGCAAAGAAATTGATTTCATGCTCACTATCGTCAGCAGTTCTTAATACAAGACTTCCTCCGATTGCTTCCTCACCCTTCTTTGTGGTTAACTCTTCAATGTTATTCTTTACAAGCTTTCCTGTTACTGTTACTAAATTTTTGAGTTCTTTCATTAAAATTTTTCCTCCTTAAAATAAAAATTTATGTAAATATTGTTAATAAAACAATCTATCTAAACGCCCAAATGGACGGAACACAGAAAATAAATTTATGTAAAAATCTATCTTCAACAGTGATTTTTGAGCGTACAAACCCAAGGGTATGCTGTTCTTCCACCCATACAAATGCTTTCCACATTTATTTATTCTCTTTTTGTCACGGATTTTATATATTATTAGTGACATTTTGTTTTTGGAATTTTTGAACTGAATCGTTCAAGACCGATTAGATATTATCTAAGATATTTCCTGTTACTTCATACATTTCCAAATCATTTAATTCACACCATGATTCGAAATTATCTCTTTGAACATACCAACCAACATTCATTCCGAGAAATTCATTCTCACCATTCCCATAAGAGACTACATTACATAATTCTCCGTTTAAAATGTCGTTTTCAAAGATTAACTTACCATTCTTATCATGGCTGCCTGTACATCTACACAATGTCTTTGGATCTATTTCATATTCTCTAAACACATTTGGTAATCCCCAATCTGTCATCTCATCACGGATGATATAATGATGTGTCTGAACAGGATTTCTATCATAATCTTCTTTAAAACAATATGTAGTCTCTTGTTTACTCGCATAAAATCCTGTAATCCATGTGTTAGAATTTAGTAATTTTGCTTTACATAGCTGCGTATCCATTTCTCACCTCCTCAGAATCCGAATGAAACAGTGATTTACTGTGACTGCTTCACTTACTTATTCTCCCTTTTTATAAATTTATTTAAGATAAACTTTCTTCAACCAATATATTTAATTTTTTCCAACAAGAAATACATATATGGAATGGCTGACTTTGTAATCTGAACGATTTTAGATATATGATCTTTTCATTACTTAATTCTTTATCACAAATTTTACATCTACATTTTTTAGTATTTCTTACTTCAAATTCGTTAAATTCATGTATAAAACTTTTATCCATTTTCCCCTCCATATATGTTTATTCTCTATTCGATTTTCATTTTTATTGGGAATTGTGATTCGAATGAATCATAGATTATAAAACAATTCTATATGCAAGTTTCTTCGTAATAAAACCTGATGGATGTAAAACCATACAAGATAGATGAATGTCATCATATATCAAATCTGTCATTGTACAATTCGATAAGATACTGTAACCACGCATAGCCTTTGACTTAAAATAAACAGCTTCGCCATTGTATTCTTCAAATGCTTTGCAATATGTATCCCAATCTTCAACTTCAACAATTCGTGACTGATGATCTCTTATGATATTATCTTTATCAATACTCAAATTTGTCTCAATTACTTTTATCAATTTCTCACCTCCAACTATATATTTTCTGTTTCAGGTTCTTCCAAGACTGCAATACTTAAAGTTCCTGTATCACAATTTTTACCAATTCTTGTCTTAAATCCAAGTTTATTCAATTCTTTGTCTAATTCGTATAGATCATTTTCATCTGTACTGTAAATCTTACTACCTTTACAAATCTCGACAGCTCTTACATAATTTTTATCTCGCCAAGCCGAACTAATATATAACCATTGGTCTGTATCTACTTTAGATATTTTATTTCGTGGAACTACTGTGAATGGTTTAAGAATTTCTTCGATTTTATCTTTATGTTCTATGTAATTATCTACTGGATCTCGTATCAAATTAAGACACGCCCTACGACCTCTTGTATATTCCATAATAATATTCTCCAATCTGCACCAAGAAATGTCAGTTTCATGTACTCTTACTTTACCGATTACCATTGATACCAACATAACCAGGAAGTACAGTTGTAATTGTTGAGTAATTTCCTGCAATATCGTTATTCATCATATGATATAACTTCAAATAATCATTTACAGATAATTTCTTAATCTTGGCATACAAACTATCCATATTATTCCATGTTTCGTCATGCTGCTTAACCGTAACTTTCATATCTGAAATCTGTTCCATGAGTTTCTGTCTTTCTTCCTTACGGTTTGCAATCTCTTTATCTTTCTGAACACAAAATTCAGCAAGTTTCTGTTCTTTATAATCATTTAAATACTCATCTACTGGATTAACTTCTTCTACTTCGTCATTCTTAATTTCTTCATTCATATGTATATTCTCCTTTCATTCGCAAGAAATCGAAAATTCTTAGCATTATCCAAAATATTCACATTGATCTGGAATAATATTTTTAATAGGATTTAATTGCCACTTCCCATTAATTACTTCAAATGTTTCAATTGGAATATATTTTTTATTATCGTTTGCGAAAAATATTTTTTGAATAAAATTATCTTTTTTGTCATGTATGTAAGCAACAAAATTTTTAGATTCAATTCCAATTTTTAACGTAAATATTGTCGCATCATAATTATCAAGAAACCATTTCATCACTACACATATTTTCTTAATTGTTTGCCAACTGTAACCTTTTTTAGAGTTTATTTTTTCTTCTCTATTTCGCCCTACGTCTATACATTCATTGTTTAGTTGCTCAAATAATTGTTTATAATATTTTTGTTTTTTATTCTTAATATTTGATGCATCATTTATTGGTATATATCCAACATTGCAGCCATTATATCCATTATTGAATGAGTCATATAAATCAATATAATATTGTTCTTTTTCATCCAAATTTTCTGCATTCTCAACTTCTTCAATTACCGAAAAACAAAATATTGTTTTATCTTTTGCCATATTATATGCTCTCTGTAATTTTACAGAATGATGAGAATTATTTTCTAATTCTCTTTTATGTTCTTTGAATCTCCGATTAATATTGTTTGATTGTCCTATGTATACCTTTTTATTTTTTGTATT